AGCTGCAATGATTACCGTGCTTATGGTTTACGGTGCCGTGGAGCCGAGAAGGGCCCTGGTAGCGTCAATGCCGGAATGAAGTGGCTGCAGTCTCTGGCGGCTATCGTGATAGACCCGGTAAGATGCCCAGACACAACCAAAGAGTTTACCGAGTATGAGTACGAACGTGATCCGAAGACCGGAGAGGTGCTTGAAGGGTATCCTGATGCGGCAAACCATCACATCGACGCCGTGCGATACGGCACAAACAAGATCTGGAAACGGAGGGGAAATTGATGTCAAAATTTAAACGCTGGCTCTACAATCGATTTCTCCCTGCGTGGTGCCGCGATGACCTGATGGAGACAAACGATCGTCTGTTGGCTGCCAATAAAGAACTGAAGCAGGAAAATATGAGGCTGAATGCTTACATTGACGGGGTGAAGGACGCGATACGACGCCAGCCCCGTATTACGATTCACGGAACAGAGGTGACCAAGGAATGAGCGTGTTTTCTGCGCTGTTTGATAACAAGACCTACAACTTCGAACAAGCGTTTGGTGCGAAGGACATCACTACGCCTGATATGAAGCGGGCCATCCGTGACTGGTACACTCTGTTCTACAATGACAAACCAGATGATAAGGAAGATCCATGCCAGCGTCTTCCAGTGGCCATTGTTTCCAAGTTGACAAAGACCACCTTTTCAGAGTATTCTGCGACATCAAAAAACGCGTATGCCAATACTGTTCTTACCGCGCTGGAACGCATCCGCAAGAAGGCAATGCAGAATGCACTGATCGGCGGAGAATGTTTATTGAAGCCAATATTTACTGTACGCGGCCTGACGTTCAGTGTAATCGAGCGACGAAATATGCTGATTCTTGGGCGCGACGAACAGGACGAAATCACATCCATTGGCACGGCAGAGATGACGGTTGAGGGCAATGCCTTCTACACGCTGCTGGAACGCCGCACGGTGAACGAGGACGGCTATCTGACCATTGAGAGTAAGCTGTACAGCTCTGATACTGCCGGTGTGCTCGGAAACGAGGTACCTCTTGCGACACTGGACAAATACGCCATGCTGGCTCCTGTGCTTGTGTTTCCGCATCCGGTATGGTCTCTCGGCCTCGTGCCGGTGCGCACGCCTCTGGAGAACTGCGTGGACGGAAGCCATGATTGTGTTAGCGTGTATGCGCCGGCGGCAAGGCTGATTCATTTGGTTGGCGTGAATGAGGCGCAGATCAACGGCGAGTTTGAGCGCGGGAAGTCAAGACTGGTTGTCAGCGGCGATCTTCTGAAAACAGACTCCGACGGCAGGAAACAGCTGAAAGACAACATCTTCACAGCGCTGGACGATGACCCCGATAACGTGGGCGTTACGATCTTCTCTCCTGCGTTTCGTGAGCAGTCATTCCTTGCGCGCAAGCAGGAATACCTGCGAAACATCGAGAGCCTGATCGGCTTAAAGCGTGGCATTCTGTCCGAGGTAGAAGCTGCCGAACGCACAGCGACAGAGATCACGAGCAGCGCGGGTGACTACAACCTGAGCATCATTGACCTGCAACAGATGTGGGAGAACGCTGTTAAGGAGGCGGTACGTGTGTGCGGCATCCTCGGAAAGATGTATAAGGTTCCAGGAGCCACCACGAGCATCGACACAGAGCGGGAAATCTGCGTAAGTTGGGGTAACGGCATCTTGTATGATGAAGATAAGACTGGACAGCAGATGTTCTCACAGGTTCAGGCGGGGCTGCTCAAGGCGGAAATCTACCTTGGGTGGTATTACAATATGCCGACGGAAACACCAAAGGATCTGGCAGTTATCCGAGCCAAATATATGCCGGAGATGGAGAATCTGACGGACGGTGATAAATAATGCTTACACCGGAACAGATCGCGGCCCTCCGTGACGCGGCTGGGAAGATCACAGATCCGATTAACAACTACCTGCTGGATGATATCGCCAGGCGCATTTCAGAGGCGGGGCAGCTCACAAGCACGGCGTCGTATCAGGTGTGGCGTGCGCAGCAGCTTGGCATGAGCCAGAGGGAGATTAAGAAGCAGCTGCAAAAGATCCTGCAAAAGTCCAGCGGAGATATTGAAAAACTCCTGACACAGTCGGCAGATACGGGATATCGGTTTGACCTTGACCGGCTTCCAACGGCGGCGGCTGTCCCATTCGAGCAAAATACCGTCATGCAGCAGATTGTAGACGCTGCGGTAAAGCTGTCGCAGGACGATTTCACGAACATCACACAGACCATCGGAATGGTAGACCCACACGGGAACGCGCTTCCACTGCAAGATGCGTACCGAAGCTGCATGGACTTCGCATTCAAGCAGGTAGTCACCGGCGCGGCCGACTATAATACCGCAATCAGGCAGGCAACAAAGAATCTGGCGGACAAAGGCGTGCAATGGATCGACTATGAATCCGGCGTACATACCTCTTTGGAAGCTGCTGTGCGCCGCAATGTGATGGGCGGCCTTGGACTGATGCAGGAGAAAATATCCAAGGCAAACCACGATGATCTTGGCGCGGATGGATGGGAGATATCAGCTCACGCCAACAGTGCGCCAGACCACGAGCCAATCCAGGGAAAACAGTATTCGGATGCAGAGTATACAGCACTGAACAACTCTCTGGTGCGCCGCATCGGTACGCTGAACTGCGGACACGCGGCATTTCCCATTATCCTTGGGGTTAACTTGCCCCAATACACCGACGAGGAGTTGGCAAAGTTCCGGGAGGACAATGAAAAGGGTATTACATACCAAGGGAGGAATTACACAGGCTATGAAGCCACCCAGATGCAGCGGAAAGTGGAGCGGGCCATACGGAAACAGAAGCGCCGCATCCTTGTGGATGAGTCCACCGACGATGCCGAGAAGCTGCAAACAGACCAAATTCGCCTGCGCCGCTTGCAGGAAGAATATAAACGGTTCTCCAAGGCGGCGGGCCTGCGTACCCAGAACGAGCGGGCGCAGGTGGCCGGGTTTGGGAGAGGGCAGGCGGCAAGGGCGACGGTCGCTTATCGGAATTCCAGGTTCATAGAAAACGATGCGGCGAGAAAGGCCGCGTCAGGCCTTCCCGCAAAGCTCGAAGGTCTTCCGGATGAAGAAATTGCACATACTGTGGACGTTTCTCTTCCAAAGCTCATAGGCGTTGTTCCGAAAGGATCGACCGCAACAGATGTGTACATCATGGCAGGCGACGGAACAAGTACGCCGATACGGGATCTCAAGAGACTGTGTGCACAGTATCCAGCGCTTGGTTTGGCAAAAGGTTGGGTAAAAAAATCAGGGACAGTGTATTCACAGTATCATCATTATGTGGTACACTGGTACGAGAACAGCGGGAATGTTCCTGCAGAGGAAATCAAGCTGAAAGGAGCGAAGTGACATGAAGGCAAAATATATCGGAAAAAGCTTTGGTATCGATGGCCTTACGGATGGAAAAGTGTATGATGTTTTGGAAGTCGATTCGGATTCCGGCGCGCTTCGCGTAATTGACGACAGCGGCGAGGACTATTTGTACTCCCCTGTTAATCCGAAGCCTGTTGCGGTTCCTGATCATCCCGGTGGCAAGTGGGTGATCGTGGAGGATAACGAGGCAAACGATCTTGCGTATGCCATAACTTAACTGCTAAACCACCAACCTTCGGGGCGGTGGTTTTTCTATGCCCATTTTGATAACCAAGCACGGTGTTTATACATCGTGCTTTTGTTATACCATTTTGGCCTACCTGCGGGCCTAACAATGCAGGGCGGTGGGAGATGGCGACCTCCTAAAACGCCTAGCCGGGAAAGGAAAACGATGAAAACAGAATTTTTGCAGAATCTCAAGGTGGGCGACCAGCCCCTAAGCAAGGAGATCATCGATGCTATCATGGCCGAAAACGGTAAGGACATCGAAGCGGCCAAAAAGCCGTTTGCGGACTATGAAACCATCAAGCAGCAGCTCACCGACGCCAACAAGACCATCGATGGCTTCAAGGACATGGACATTGAAACCATCCGCAAAGAGGCAAAGGACTGGAAGGAGAAGGCCGAGCAGGCAGAGAAGGACGCCGCCGCCAAGATCGCCGAGATGGAGTTCAACGGCCTTCTGTCTAGCGCGATATCCACAGCAAAGGGAAAGAACGCAAAAGCTATTTCAGCCCTGCTGGATATGGACGCCCTGAAAGCCAGCAAGAATCAGGAAACGGATATTAAGGTAGCCATAGAGGCCATAAAAAAGGACAATGATTATCTGTTTGAATCAGAACAGAATCCGCCCCACTATGCCGCCGGGACGGGTGGATCGCCGATTGGCGGCAAGTACACCCCGGAGGAGGCGGCAATCCGTGCCGCCGCCGGACTGAAAAACGAATAACGAAAGGAAGTAAATCATTATGGCAAACACTATCACTCTAGCAAAGCAGTTCGTCCCCATTCTGGATGAGATTTACAAGCTGGCTTCTCTGACGTCCAAGCTGGACGGAAACCCCGATCTGGTTCGTTCCGGCGCAAATGCCAACGAGCTGATCATTCCCAAGCTGTCTATGCAGGGTCTTGGCGCATATTCCCGCAACAGCGGCTATGTCGCCGGTGACGTTACCCTGACCAACGAGACGGTGCAGTGCAACTTCGACCGTGGCCGGATGTTCACTGTTGACTACATGGATAATCTGGAGACTGCTGGCATCGCCTTTGGCCGTCTGGCCGGTGAGTTTATCCGCACCAAGGTTGTCCCTGAACTGGATGCGTTCCGCTTTGCCACCTATTGCGGCATCACGGGCATTTCAACCACCGATGGTGCGGTACTGTCTGCCGGCGCAGACGTTATTGCCGCTCTGCGTGCTGCCACCAATAAGATGGATGAGGACGAAGTTCCTTATGAGGACCGCCATCTGTTCATCACTCCCACGTTGATGGGCCTGGTGCAGGATCTGGACACCACCAAGAGCAAGGAAGTTCTGGCACGTTTTGCCTCTTCCACCTTGGTACCACAGACCCGCTTCTATACGGCCATTGACCAGTATGACGGCACCACATCCGGAGAGACCGCTGGCGGTTACGTGAAGGATTCTACCAGCGGAAAGAATATCAACTTTATGGTGCTGCAGAAGTCCGCGCTGATCCAGTTTGAGAAGCACGTTGCGCCCAAGATCATCTCCCCAGATGTGAACCAGGATGCAGACGCCTACAAGTTCGGTTATCGTAACGTCGGTATCGCCGATGCATACGAGAACAAGGTT